TCGTGTTGAGTGAACTTCAAAATAATAATAGAAGTTATGCTGATGTAACAGAGGTTTTTATTAAAGGCAAATATAGAATAGATACTTACAACTTCTATAAGTGTGCAGCCAATATAGACTATGATCCAACACGAGAACTTATAGATCCTGGATTAATTATAAAAGGAAATGATTTTATCATAGATGTAAGATTGGCAAGGGGATATGCGACAGTTTTAAATTTCATTGATTTGAAAGCACCTGAAGAAACTGCACAAATGCCATGTTTAATTTCTCATAGATACGGGGAGTATGTAGGAGATTAAAAATGGACTGGAAGGAGAAGAAATGAATATAATCGAATACAATTCTAAAAATGAAGGGAAACAAGTTCTAGTTTTAAGAAAAGATGATATAAAAATTTTAAATCATTTTGCAAGTATTGCAAAGTCTGGAGAACTTAAAGGACTGATAGTTGCTGGAAAGTATGTTGGATTTACTGATACGTATAGACTTGCATCTATTAAAGATTCTCATGAAGAGTTACCAGGGTCAGATACTATCCGTATATATGACATACTAGATGACTTAAAAAAGGCAACATCTATAGCTGTACTTAAAGATGGAAAAATCGCAGTTCAAGTAGAAATGGAAGTTATTGAGTATGAACCTATGAAGGATATAAAAGTTCCAGACATATCTAAAGTAATTGAAGAGTTAGAGTATGAAAGCCATTCTGAAGCATATCCTCTCATTAATTTTACTGAAAATACAGTTTGGAAGATGTTAAAGTCAGTAGGTGGGAAGGAGTATTTTACTAGATTTTTTAACTTTGAAAATGGAAAAGTATCTGTTGAAGCTTATCCAAATGATGAGTCCAAATTATTTTTAGAGATTATGGAACTGGATAATACAAAAGCTAGTTTAAAAACAGCTTTAGATTTTAAATATGTGGATCTGTGGTTTAAGTGGATTAAGGATAATAAATTTAATATTGCTTTAGGAAAAAATAATAGAAGTGCTGTTAAATTTAGCAAGGATAACACAGATTATATAATCATGCCTATGGCAATAAACGGTTGTTAAGGAGTTGGTTAAATGTTCTTAATAGACGGAAATTATTTTGAATTAGTTTTAGAAGACGGAGATATTGCTGTTCTATCAAACATTGTGACGGGTGAGTCTCTGACTATGGGTATTAAAGAACTTTGGAATTATGCTGTGTGAAGGAGGTGTTCAGTATGCTGAGAATAAATAAAAAGTCTGTTGCGACTACCGCATCATCAACAGACCATCAATCAAAATTTGATTATATATTACAACAAATTAATAAAAAATGCAAATAGGAGGATATAAAAAATGGTAAAAGTAGAATTTACAGGAAGTGTGGAAGAAGTTAGCAAAGAAATATTAGATTTTGTAAGAGGAAACTATATAAATCTAGCTGAAAATATAGCTCTCCCAAAATCAGATACAGAAAAAGCAATTAATAGAGCAATAGATAATGCAGTAGAGAAAAAAGAATCTGTTAAAAAGGTAGAAGATGCTCCAACTCAAAAACTACCTATAGCACCAGCTAAAAAAGAAGAAGCACCTGTAGCTGTAGCAACTCCTTTACCTACTAAGACAGCTGAGTATACTGCAGATGATTTACAAAGAATAGCAGCTGCTTGGGTAGCAAAAGACATTGAAAATAACAGAAAAACTATGAAAGATTTGTTAGGCAAATTTGGAGTTAAAGCTATAACTGTTCTACCTCAAGAAAGTTATGGAGCTTTTGTTCAAGAACTTAAAAATTTAGGAGTTGATATTTAATGGCACATGCACTATTAGGACCTTCTAGTGCATCAAGGTGGATGGCTTGTCCACCTTCTGTAAGACTCTGTGAGCAATTTGAAGATGTAGAGAGTGAATATGCGAAAGAAGGAAGCCTAGCACATGAGATAGCAGAGTTAAAAGTGAAAAAGTTAATAGACCCAGGTTTAACTTCTAGGAAGTTTACTTCAGCAATGAAGAAGCTAAAAGACAAAGAACTTTATCAGGAAGAAATGCAAGGTTACACAGATGAGTATGTAGAATTTATACAAGAACAGATGTACAGTTACCCAACTACCCCACATATCTCTGTTGAACAAAAAGTAGATTTCTCACAATATGTTCCTGGTGGATTTGGTACAGCTGACTGTATCTTAATCGCTAATGACACTTTACACATCATAGATTTTAAGTATGGAAAAGGTGTTCCTGTAAGTGTTGAAAATAATGCCCAGTTACTTCTGTATGCATTAGGGGCATATCTTGCTTACGAAATGATATTTCCAATAGAACATATTAAAATGTCAATCGTACAGCCAAGATTAACTGGCATAGACACTTGGGAATGTAGTCTCGATTACTTACTAGCTTTTGCTAAGACAGCACAGGAAAAGGCTGTAATGGCTTTAAATGGTGAGGGTGATTTTAACTGTGGAGAACACTGTAAATTCTGTAAAGCTAAAGCAACTTGTAAAGCAAGAGCTAATATTAATCTTGAACTTGCAAAATATGAATTTAAAACTGCTGATCTATTAACGCTAGAAGAAATTGGAGAAATTCTGCAAAAAGCACGTGATTTAGATACTTGGGTAAATGAATTAGAGAAATATGCCTTAGCAGAAAGTTTAAAAGGAAATAATGTTCCTGGTTGGAAGGCTGTTAATGGTAGAGGTAGTAGAAGTTTTAAAAACACTGATGAAGCTATAAAAGTACTCAAAGAAAATGGAATTGCAGAAGAACTTTTATATGAAAGAAAGTACTTAACATTAGCTCAGATGGAAAAAGTAATAGGTAAAAAAGATTTTAATAATCTAGTTGGAAATTTAATAGTTATGAATGTAGGGAAGCCAACTCTTGTAGATGCATCTGATAAAAGAGAAGCTATAACAAACAAGATAAAGGCAGAAAATGAATTTAGTGTAGTTGATGATATTAATAATTTATAAAAGGAGAAGTGATATTAATGGCAAATGATACTAGAGTGATGACAGGGAAAGTAAGATTAAGTTATGTGCATTTATTTAAACCTTATGCAGCAGAAAAAGGGCAAGAAGAAAAGTACAGTTGTACAATTCTAGTTCCAAAAACTGATGTACAAACTAAGATGAAACTTGATGCTGCAATAAATGCTGCGATAGAAAAAGGTATTGGTACTGTATGGAATGGAGTAAAACCTCCAAAACCAACTATCCCAATATATGATGGAGATGGTGTAAGACCATCAGATGGTCAAGAATTTGGTCCCGAATGTAAAGGTCATTGGGTGTTTACAGCAAGTGCAAAAATAGACTATCAACCAGGGATAGTAGACTCGAAGCTACAACCAATTTTAAATCAATCAGAAGTTTATTCAGGGATATATGCAAGAGTGTCAATAAACTTTTTCCCTTACAATGTGAGTGGTAAGAAAGGAATAGGTTGCGGACTTGGTAATGTACAAAAGTTAATGGATGGAGAGCCTCTATCAGCTGTAGGAATTAAGGCAGAAAATGAATTTGATGAGGTTGAAATAGATCCAGTTACTGGAGAACCAATTCTATAAAAAAACTTATAAGAAGGGCAGTTTTAATACTGCCTTTCAATTTCAAAAAAGGAGCGATTATGAGAACTTTAAATATAGATATAGAAACATTTAGCTCTGTAGACATAGGTAAATCTGGTGCTTATAAGTATGCAATGAGTGATGATTTTCAGATACTTTTATTTGCATATTCCGTTGATGGCCAAGATGTAAAAATAGTAGACCTTGCACAAGGTGAAGCTATTCCTGGAGAAGTATTAGCCCTTTTAAAAGATGAGTCTTGTATTAAGTACGCATACAATGCTGTCTTTGAATGGTGGTGTCTGAACATGGCTGGAATAGAAACTCCTTTGGAACAATGGCAATGCACTATGGTACACGGTCTTTATTGTGGGTATACTGCAGGTCTTGCTGCAATAGGTAATGCAATGGGTTTACCACAAGATAAGAAAAAATTAACTACTGGTAGTGCTTTAATAAGATACTTCTGTATACCTTGTAATCCTACTAAAAGTAATGGGAACAGAACTAGAAACTTGCCTCAACATGCTCCAGAAAAATGGGAGCTATTTAAAGAATACTGTATACAAGACGTAGTTACTGAAATGGAGATAGGTAGAAGATTAAGTGCTTTTCCTGTTCCTGAAAGAGAGTGGAAGCTTTGGGTGTTAGATACATTCATGAATGCATACGGAGTAAGAGTTGATAGTGAGTTAGTCAATGGTGCTCTGTATATAGACGCATTATCCAGGGCTAATTTACTAGAAGAAGCAAGAGATATAACTAAACTAGATAATCCTAACTCTGCTAAGCAACTATTAGAGTGGTTAGAAGAAGCAGGAGAAGAAGTTGAGAATTTGCAAAAAGCTACAGTTGAAAAAATGGTAGATACTTTAGAAGATGGAAAAGCAAAAAGAGTATTAGAAATAAGGCAAGAATTATCTAAAACATCTGTTAAGAAATATAAAGCTATGGACGAAGCTATGTGTAAAGATGAAAGAGTAAGAGGACTATTGCAGTTCTATGGAGCCAACAGGACTGGGAGATATGCTGGAAGATTAGTTCAAGTACAGAACCTACCTCGTAACTATATAGAAACTTTAGATGTAGCTAGAGATGTTATTAAAAAAGGTGATGGTGAACTTTTAGAAATGCTTTATGGAAATATACCTGATACCTTATCACAGCTTATCAGAACAGCATTTATCCCCTCTGAGGGCAATCATTTTGTTGTGTCAGACTTCTCAGCAATAGAGGCAAGAGTTATAGCATGGCTTGCTGGAGAAGAGTGGAGAATGGAAGTGTTTAAAACTCATGGAAAAATCTATGAGGCCTCAGCATCTCAAATGTTTGGAGTGCCAATAAATACCATCGCAAAAGGTGAAGAAAACTATCATCTTAGAGCTAAAGGAAAAGTTGCAGAACTTGCACTAGGATACCAAGGTAGTGTTGGAGCTTTAACTGCTATGGGTGCAGCTGATATGGGCTTAACCGATGAAGAAATGAAAGACATTGTAGATAGATGGAGAAAATCATCAAAAAGAATTGTGGAGTTGTGGTATGCATTAGAGAATGCCTCTGTTGAAGTATTAGAGACTGGAGAACCGCAGATAGTTAAATGCGTAAAGTTAGCTAAAGAGTATGACTTTATTTATGGTCAAGACTTTTTCACAATTGAATTGCCAAGTGGTAGAAAACTTTTCTATCCAAAACCATTTTTAAAAGAAAATCAATTTGGGCAAATGCAGATGCATTACATGGGGATTAATCAAACATCTAAGAAGTGGGAAGTTATCCCAACTTATGGCGGTAAATTAACAGAAAATATTGTACAAGCTATCGCAAGAGACTGCTTAACAGAAACTTTGCTAAGAGTAAAAGATAAAGGTTGGCCAATAGTGTTCCACGTGCATGACGAGATAATACTAGATGTTCCAAAGTCTGTGGAGTTAGAAGAAGTTATAAAAACTATGACAGAAGAAATTAGTTGGGCAAAAGGATTAATATTAAATGCTGCTGGATTTACCGGTAGTTATTATATGAAAGATTAGGAGGAAATTATGCATATAGGAAGAAAAATAAAAAAATTTAGAGATGAAAATAAAATATCTCAAACAGAATTTGCTACAAAAATAGGAGTTACACAAGGCTTTTTATCACATTTAGAAAATGGAAGACTTAATGTAGAGAGTCCTACTCTTGAAAAGAAAATACTAGTTGCTATTGGAGAAACTCCAGATAGAGATTTAAAAAAGGACTTTGAAAAAGATATAGAGTTAGCAGTTGATAACGTACATTCACCAAAGCATTATATGATACCAGGTTGTAATTTTGAATGTAAAGACTTATCTGATGTTATTGTTAGAGATATGCCTAACCCTTTAGGAACTAGAATATGGAATGTGATTAAGTACCTGGTTCGTGCAGAAAAGAAAAACGGATTAGAAGATTACAACAAGGCTGTTGAGTACTTGTCCTGGATAGAAAAAGGGAATGAAGCAGATGAATATGATAACGAAAATACTTTAGAGAACATTGCTGATAAATTAAAAACAGATTGGACTACTATCATAATGGGGATATGTGAGGGCTATACAGCTAAAAAGGCTATTTTAATGAATGAGACTTTTAGGAATTTAATTGCTTTAAACATTCCTGGAGCGATTAACTGCATATCTAAAATAATAGAACTTGGATAAAAGGAGATAACAGATGGAGAACTCGAGAAAATTAATAATATCTGAAGCAAATAACAGACACTCTAAGGAATGGGTACGAACTGAAATTACCTGGTCTGAATTTGTAGATAGATTAGGAAAACCTAAAATAACAGCTGAAACACTAGATGAGTTCTTATCTTATTCTAAAG